TTTTTTACAAAGTTTACAATAAGAAAAAGCATCATATTGCTATGATGCTGTAGTAAACAGGAGATTAAGTATGTTACTATATTTTCTATTAGAAGTTGAAATGGCTTTCTCTAAGCTTGACTTTTTCAGCTTCAATCAACTGACGAATTTTAGCTTTGGCGATATTCTCGAATGCTTCTTGAAGATCATACAGTTTGTCATTTACGGCTTTACCGACAATGCTTCCACTATTGCTGTTGAGAAGATTTCCTTTCTTGCAATAGAAGTTGTATGCTTCTGTCTTAGTCTCATCAGCTTCATCGCCATAGTCCTCGTCAGAACCTTCATTAGCATTTTCTTCTTCAGATTCTCCAGAAGTACCTTCACCTTCATCTTTAGCAGGCGCAGCCTGTTCTTCGCTACTTTCAGCCGGAGCTTCAGAAGAACCTTCTTCGCTAGAGCTGGATTCTGTGTTGGTGTCTTCGGGAATGTCTAGTTTGTCGAGATCATCAAGATCACCTTCTTCTGCTGGTGCTTCAGCGCTTCCTTCAGAAGCTTGTTCTTCAGAATTGTCAACTTTTGCATTTAAGGCGTCAATCTTTGTAGTAAGATTCGCGATAGCATCTTTGAGCTCAGTCATGACATCAGCTGTACGTTCAGCTGTTTCTTGTTCAGCTTTCTTTTCTTCTTGTTTTTCGTCACCAGTGTCTTTGACATTGTCGTCGTCAGAAAGTTCATCGAGCTTCAGATCAGCAAGATCTTCTTTTTCAGTCTTGTCTGCTTCGGCTTCTTCAGTTCCAATTTCATCAGAAAGATCAACATCGTTGTCACCGAATTCATTCGGCTCTGTCAAGTCATCTTTATCTGCAGGAAATGGAGCTTCTTTTTCTTCAGTAGTGTCAAAGTTGTCAGCAGTAAGCTGTTCCTTGTTGTCGTCGTCAAGAAAACCTTCTGTAAGGCTCTTATTGTATTCTTTAAAGCTTTTCATATCGAAGTTAATCTCCCTATACTATATTTATCTAGGCTTATCTCAGCGAAACGAGAAAGTCTTCAATTTCTTTAGAGTGTTCGTATTCTTTAAAATTCTGTTCTATTTCGTACGCTTTGCTAAAGTCTGTTGCCAGCGACATCAAGTATTTCTTCATTTCGGTAAGAATCTTCTTTATTACTTCTTCTGGCTTTTTTTTGCTAGATTCTTCAAACTTTATCATTACAATTCCTGCAGGCCAGTTGTCAGCTAGAAACTTGACATTAGTCTTTCCAAGTACTTTAGTAAGCCATTCGGCTTTTGTAAATGCTTGTTTCAACGTAAAGTCAGTCTGAAGACTAGTAACATTGTCATCGTGCTTAAGCTTAGCAGTAACGAGCATGTAGAACAACGGATTCTTGTGTCTAGTGCTTGACAAGATGTCTGAATACTTGTCTACATATTCTGTCAAAGTCATACTTCTTTTCTTCATTTTTAACCTTTGTATGTGCTATAGTACATATAGTTTAGCTTACTATTGTCTTTGTATGTAGACGAGTCATTAGACTTCATGTGTTCGTCGCATTGCCAAATAAGTCCAGAACTACTACCGGTAGGTGATGGAACTTTACCCATTAACTGCAATATCAGCTCATAGTTCTGAACATGTCCTCCAGAAAGAGATGCAATATATTTCATTACATCTTCTTTGCATTCTTCCATCGCGTCCCAGATCTTCTTCAAGTCTGGAGCATTCGCAGTAAGACTTTCTAGATAGTCTATCAGTTGATCATATCGTTCAGAATAAGCAACGCCAAGTGGCAGTTGCTTAGAGCCATCACCAGTAAGTGTATCATCATGATACACTGCTGAAGTCTGCATTATGTTCCATAGAAGCCATTCTGCAGAACTAGTAAAGTTTGCACTAAGTTCTGGTAAAGTGTTCCATGTAGCAGAATTTGCAGAAACTATATCATGTGTCTGATTCCAGTAGTCTGCACTAGTTAATAGCTGAGCTGCGCTAGCAATTGCAGCGACATCAAGTCCAGCACTTATAGCAGAAAACGCACTGTAAGCACCATTCCAGTTAGCAGCGTCTCCTTCAGTAACACATACGCATTCTCTAGGAGCAGGCTGGTGACAGTCACATTCAGCATACTTCTCATACGCTGGTTCTACATCAGTATACCACATACGAGGATTGTATGGGTATTCTGGATGATATGGTCCAGGTGGAAACGGTGGATAGTCGTGCGGCATCGTCTAGCCTCTTACTTTATGGGAAGTGTAAGACGAATTTCGTCAGCTGTTTGACCAGCCTGTTCAAAGAAACTTGTAAGCTTAGCAGTGAGTGCTTCTTCTACTTTGTCACGAATAGCCTTCATGTAAGAAAGCTTAACGTCATCATTCTTGAAAGACTCTTCATCAATAAACTCTTCTGCAAGATACTTAGCATATGCTGTAGCGATGTCTGCGCCAAGTGCGTGCATAGCTTGCTTGCCATTCTTGTTAGACTTGTCAAAGTAAGACTTGATTACATTGTACACATCATTATGTGCGTTAGTATATTCAGACTTTTCAAGTTCATCTTCAAACACATCAGAATCAAAATTGTGTTCTTTCAAAAATTGATGAAATGTTGGCATAAGTTAATCTCCAATTTATGTTATTTATTTGTTTTTTAATTCTCGAACGGGTCGAATATAGAATCGTCTAGATCACTTTCTCTATATATCGAGTCATTGACACTCTTTTCTCTAGACAGTCCTTTGTCCAGTCCATTCAACGAATTGTTTACGGCGAGAACATCTCCTGAAGTCGAGAAAGGAAGCTTTTCTTCTTCATCGACGTGATCTGCAACATACTTCTTTTGTTCATTGTTAGTGTCAATGTCAAATACTTCTCCGAGTGAAGCAATTGTGTTGACTTCTTGCATCATGTCTGTGTTCTTATTCATGACATCCACATCTTCATGACTCGGCTTCCAAACTTTTACAATGAACTCGAATGTCACAGGTACAGTCAAGAACGAAGAACCTTCTGAAAATGTCTTGACATTTATTACTTCATAGAACGTCTTGTTCCATGGAAAGTACATTAAGTCACCAATCCTAGGATAGTATTCTTCATATCTAGTACTGTCTATTGTTTGATCGAACGGTAATACAGAAGCTTCTTTGAAATGCTGTATTGTACACTGTAGGTGCACAATGTCGGTATATGTCATACCTTGCAAGAGATAATGTTTCTCCATGCTAGGGACATTTTCTGTATAGACAGAAAGCTTGAATCTTCTTGCTATGTTCTCTAATGCATCTTCTCCATATAGTTTATCACGCTTTGTAGAAATTTGTTTGATATAGTATTCTACTGTAAAGCCAAACTTGTTGTATGCTTCTGAAGTCAATGAACTTACCAATGCAGCTTCCGCGGAATAGCACTGTGAACTTGGATCGAAGAAATGATCTTTTGTCCAGTCATAGCCTTCTATAGTACATCCAGTTGTACTGAAAAGTCTAGCAAACTCAGATGCGAAGTGAGAATCAGCCACAGTTAGTCAAGACTTCCCTTGATGGGATCTATCAAAGCTCTAGTCGGGTCTATGCCTTCTACCGCGTCAGATCCATGCTTGACAGCAGGTTCAAGTTCATGCGTGTGTCCGTCACCGTCCATCACTACTTTGCCATCAATTATCTGGTGAATATGTGCATTGCCATCAGAAGCAGCACCAGTCCAGCCAAATCCGCACAGAATTGACATAGTATTCATGACGATGCTTAGCTACAAACGGTTCATTTGCTTTGCAATATGTAGTATAGCCATATTCTTGAATGTTTTCGTTCAAAGTAACTGATTCTTTCAGTTCTTTGTCTACATATTCGTTAAACTTCATTATCTTAATCTCCAAAGATTACACGTTTTCTAAAATATATTTATCATCGGTGTTGATATTTTCAATAAATATGAAAATGAATCTAGGCAATTACTACAATCTCAAGACAGTCAAGTTGTCAGACAGCTATGTTGTATATTTCAACAATTTGAAGCAGAGAGACGATGATAACAAGCGAAACAAATACGCTAACACCGATGTATGGGATCCTTATGGAAACATTGGACAACTGTTTAACGAGATAGTAGGCGATGACGGTACAAAGTATACTGATGAAATGCTTGTAGAGATAATGTCGTGTACTAATGTAGAATTGCCAGCTTACAGATACAAGATAGAATCTCATGACTATGGCAACTTGACATACAAAGCTATCTTACCAGACTATCAAGCGAAGCCGACTTTGTCTTTGACTATAGCCGAGACAGAAGACTACAAGATAGAAGAATTGTTGAAACTCATTGTAAGAAGAAACATCAAGCATGGTGGTGCAAATGACATGCAATACATTGACAATGGCTGGATCGACAATATTGTAATAGACGTACTGAGCAATGACTTGCATAAGCCAGTAGTAAGATATGTGTTTGGGCTATGCAGACTCGTCAACTATTCTGTATATGACTTGTCGTATTCCAATGACAGCTTGCCAGAATATCACATGTCATTTGCATTCGAGATCTATCAAAAGATATACAATCCCACACGCGAAAGTATTCATGATTCATTGAGAGAAGCTCGAAATCAGATCTTACAAGTAGCAAAGACTAGTTCTCAAGAAGCAGACGCTGCCGCAATCAGTCGTCGCACAGACAGCGTGAACAATGCAACAAGCAAAGACGAGTAGATAAGGAGAGACATATGGCAGCGTTCAACGGTTCTTACACAATATATCATCAGATTGCTTCTGCTATTATGCCTCACACCGTTTGGCGTTATGGTGTAAGATTCTTTAATGAACAAGATGGTGCATATGGCAGAGCAAGAGAAGCTGTAGAAGATCAGGATACTGTTCTAGAACTTCTTCCCGACGAAGTAATTTCTATCTCTATGCCAACGTACAAAGACACCGTGTCTACTAGAAACTCGATGAATACTAGACGTTCTTACAACACCGGTCGAGACTATACTGGACAAGTGACAATCAAGTTTAACATGCATCCGTTGTATAATCCGCTATATGACACATTTAGAATGAGTGAATTCAATGTTGATTCTGGTTCTACTTTTGTCAAGAGAGTGTATCTAGACTCATTTAGAAGATTCAATGCGATAGAGATTTCGTTGCTTTCTTCAGAAGCTTCTATGGCTACACAAAAGCAGATTGTTCTACAGAATATTCATAGCGTAGATCTGAATTATAATGAACTTGATTACGAAGCTGATGTAAAGTTGACTGTGACGCTTACTGCAAAGTACGACATGTGGTACTGGTCGACGATAGATCATATAGCACATTAACGTCTATACTTATGCATTTCTCCAGCAATTTGCGCGGCTTGCACTTGCTGATTTGTCATTCCATTAGTCTTAGTTTCGTCACTTATTCTCTTCTCAAACTGCTTTGCTGCTTCTTGTGACATATTTGCTGGTGATCTGCTACCAGTATCAATTTCATTCATTGCATTGTCAATAAGTTTTTCTGCAGATTCTTTAGAAGCAGTAGTGTTCAAGTTGTCAGTATCTTGTTCATTGACGATTCTATGTCTAGACAGGTATGTACTGTATAGTTCTGAAGTCATGTATTGATAACTGAATGTAGCTGTCCTATCAATCATAGAATCATCATCATAGTTCAAGCTTATAGAATCCATAGACTTTAGCCAGCAATTATGATAATGGTATACAAAACCTGGTGGCATAGTGTTGTCGGCAAACATATGCACATATTCAGCTCTATACAATTTCAATACTATGTCAAATACAAACTTGTTCTGGTGAACTAGCTTAGCAATATTTGGATCATCTACTTGCATACTCGTAGCATTCTGTCTATATTTCGGAGCTATAGTGTCAGAAGCAGCGTATGCTACATATTCGTCGTTCCAGTCAACTTCTTTCTTTACATACACTTGATTAGTAGCAAAGCTAGGAAGAAAGCTAGCATATTTTAGTACATCTGTAAGAATGTTAGATATTGTAAAGTATTCATCTTCAGCAAATATAATTTTCAAGTCACCATGTGTTGCTTGCATCTTTGTAAAGAAAGGATGCTGCATGCCAAGATAGTTGATATTCTGCACATTTACCGACTTGTCCATAGCCGTAATCTTTTGGACAGCTTTAGTCAGAGTCATAGACTTCTGCATAGTAACTATCTTGTCAAACTGTGGATTAGATGTACACGGTATGAAGTCTACAGAAAATGACCATGCTGGAACTGGATCTTCATGATAGAAGTCATTATGGAATATATGATTTAGTTCACCTTTCTTCAAATTGTATGCATATGCCATAGCAGCAGACTTGTCATCTAAAGCATTACCGGTAGCAATCTGCATTGTGTCATTCTGAACACCTTCGTCTATCCCGGTGTCTTTCGTATTGACAGAGTAGTGTTGTTCAGCTTTAGCTACAGTAGTCTTTTTCTTTACTTCGGTCTGCTTAGGTTCAGTTTCTTCATTTGTAGTTTTCGTGTCTGTCTTTGTTATGCTTGTATCAAAAAAGTCAACATTCCATGTTTTACTAAGTTCATCTAACGATTTTTGTTCTACGTCATTACTTGTATCTGTTGGTGTATCTGAATAGAATGTTATGCTAGTATTTTGTTCCAGTTGCTTATGAACAGTAGAACCCGGTGTGTCAGACGCCATAGGCAGTTCTGTTGCTAAAACATATTTATCATCTGCTGTTACCCAGAATTGACGACTGTCTTTAGTTTTAACTGGACCATTATAGAATGAGGCAGTAGTCGTAAGCGTATTGATTAGCTCGTCAGAATTACCGTGTTATAGCATTTATTATTTGTACACCTAGCGGATCACCTATGGGTTCAGAATAGTCAAAACGCTTATATTCGTCGCTAGTTGTATCTTGCGGATTAGCTTTATGCTTTGCTAATTCGTTTTCTATTTTAATATTTGCTGCAGTTTTTGCTGTATTTTTATTTTTAGTTAAAAAATTTTTACGTATATTTGCAGACACCGCTTCTTGCAACGATATAGTGTTTGTTGGTGTTAGCTGCTTAAACTGATGTAAACTATGAAATTGTGGTGTTTTAATATTTGTGTCTGCCATAGTATTACCCTCTATAGCTTCTATCGTAGTTTCTAGTAGTACTGTATGCTGGTGCACCGCTGTTTACATTGCTCGGCGTATAGCCATTCATCTGACTAGTAGATTTTCTAGATCTCATCTTCTTTACTATGTCACTATTATTGAATCCACCCACTATGTCATTCATAGTCTTTTGACCAGATGGAAGATTGTCTTTGAAAGATTCGTTCATTTTTTGCTCTATTGCATCTTCTTGCAGACTGTCATCTTCTTTTGTGATAGATCCATATCTCTGTGAATATTCTTCAAACGTAAGCTCTTCGAAATACTGATAGATCCATTCGCAAGAAACGTCGATAGGCTTGTCGGAATTGTAGTCAAACTCTATCTGTCTGACAGACTTTAAGTCACAGCCTTTGTAATAGTATACAAAAGTAGGATATTGATCTTCTTCAGCATCTTCTAGCATTCTGGCGTCTTCCATTCTGTACATCTTAACTAGAATATTGAATAGGTGCCCGCCTTTTGGCAGTGCTGCTCTATATGACTTCAAAATCTGCTTCTGTGTGTTGAACTGATCTTCATGCGTAGTGTTCTTTCGCATAGCAGCTTCTATGTAATCAGTATTTTCAAAGTAGTTGTCACTTCTAGCATACTGAAACAAATTGTTCAATATAGTCGATATTGGAAATGAAGCAGTTTCTGCAAAAGTAATGTTAAGAGATCCAGAAGTCTTAGCTCTAGACGGAAGCTCTATAGTCATACCCTTGTAATGCGAAACTGTAGTCTGAAGTACACGTTCTGAAACATCGACAGTCAATACAGCTTTTGTCAAAATTCTACTCATTTCGAACATGTCTTTCTGTGTCATAGTTCTGAGATATGCAGCTGGAATGAAGTCCACAGAAAATGCCCAATGCGAAACTGGTTGACTATTGTAGAAGTCATTGTGAAATATGTGATTTATTGGAACTTCACCGTTTATAGTGTCAAGATATGAAACTATAGCCTGTACATCACCGTTGTCAGTAGCACCGTCGTAAGCTACATTTCCAAGGGGGACTTCCCCTTTGCTAGAATTAAAGCTGGTTGAAGAAGAATTTGAACCGGAACCATCGCCTACTCCATTTCCTTCTCCAGAACCTATGCCGTATCCTATTCCAGAATCTTTGTCATTTTCACCAGTACCCGTACCAGAATTAGACGCACCATCAGTTCCGCCTTCACCGCCTTTGCCAGTAGTATCATTTTTCTTAGCTACAGTAGAAGCATTTATACCTGTTACAGTCCCGCCAATACGCTGATTGTCAACAGTCGTATTGAACTGCGCATCTATGTCAGCTTTTACTCGTATAGTTTCATCAGTAAGTGTTGCAGACGACTGCGCTTCTTTTTCAAAATACTGCGTTTTTGGTGTAGGTTTCGACTGTGCATACAAATATTCAAAATCGCTAAAAGTACCTTCTGGAAACAGATTGACTGCTATTCTCGCAGCAGTCTCGCTTTTCAACGAAACACTGTTGTCAAACTCTGTAGCTACATTCTCTTTTGAATTTTTTAACGCATCGTAACTTTCTTTGTCAATGTCGATCTTATTTAAGCCTAGTGGCGAATGCAGCTGTATGTAATATTTTGGTTCTTGTCCAGTACCGACAACTTGCAAGTTAGCAGAAAAATGCTTGTCTACTTCTTTACGCTGTTCGTCTGTCAATGCCATAACATATTTATGCAGTTTTACACATTTTATAAAGCTTTCAATTCAGTAGTAAAATGTCCATTCAACAATAGATCGTTTTCATAGGTCTTATTCAATACTGTGTATGCACCAGTAATTTTGAAGTTTGTACCATGTGTAATGCCAGAAAATGAATTCTGTTTGAAATCTGAAAATGTCTTGCCGTCACTTCCTAACATGACTATATGTTGACTTTGTCCTATTACATTACCATTTGTGTCTGTCTTATCGTATGTAAATGTGACGTAGTCACCCGACTTCATCTTATTGTGTAATTCTGCTTCTAATTGCGCAGAGTTCATAGTAGAAGCTGTATTGAAATTCGATGTCTTGTCAATAATACTGTCTTTTAGTTGCGGTGCAACTAAAAGTCCATCTTTTCCTACACCTTTGCCAAACAAGTCAGCTTTAGTCATATCTTTGTACTTTACAGATTCGCCTCTGGCTGCAGCGCCAGATTCAACATAGTTGTATAATTGTATAAGCATGCCAGGACCACGCGAACATTGTCCCAAGTCTTTTCTGTCTGACAACGCGTTGTTTTCATACCAGTCTCTTATTTCTTTACGACTAGTAGGAATATGACCTAAAGTAGTTTTCATGTCATTATAGACATCTTTCATGTCAAAGTTACCTTTCATATAACCAGTGACTATGTCTTTAGTAGTTACAACATTGTTCCATTCTTTCTTTAGATTTTCTTTCAGCTTCTTCAATTCGCCATACAAGTCTAGCTGTTCTACTCCAGCAGTCTCCACGTTCATATTGTCGAGTAAATGAATTCCATCAGGTATTACTAAGAATGTGAGTTTCAATGTAGTAGCCTGTGGACTTTCAGAAGTCCTATTGTAGTTTGGCTCTGTGTATTCACAAAGCTTGCATAAGTAGTGCTTTACTGATGTCACATTCCAGTTCTTGAACTGTCCTTCTCTAGAATTTGGCCTGGCATAGTCGTACTGATATGTGTTGTATTCGGTAATTGTGATTCTAATAGCTTCGTGAACATTCAGCCATGCTGGAATCTTGTTAGCAGTAGAACCACCCATTAGAGAAGAAAGAAACTTGTAAGAAATCAAGCAGTCGTCAGTATCTTCAAATGTAATGACTAGCTTTATGTTGTTCACATCGTATATCGGCAGCGTAAAGTCAAAGTTGCCATAGCTAGTTGTCACAGGATCTATGTCAAACTTCGGCTGTGAGCAAGACACTACTGCTTGACTAATTCTATCAAGATCAGTCTGTGTAAATACATTAGTCTCTTGAAGCTGATAGTTCTTGCCAACAGTACTAGCTTTCGTTAGCACCAACGGATTAGAGAACGTCACTTCAAACGCCCATTGTGAAGCTGGCCTGTATTCAAAGAACTGATTGACTGCTAGTTTCATTCTTATTTAGCTTGCTTGTTCATTGCGTCGATAGTGTCACGAGCTTTGTCATTGTCAGCTGCTATCTTAGCAATCTCTGCTTTGTTTTTGTCTCTGAAAGCAATGATAGGCTGCTTGATCTTCAGATCTATATAGTTACGCAGTTTGATGTCAAGCGGTTCTTCAATCGCAGAAATTAGTTCCATTGCATCGTCTGGATCTTCAAATGAAACATCTTCGATCTTTAGCTTCTTTCCATTGACAATCAGTTCAAGCGCTTTCTGTACTTGAACTATGCTTTTAAGTTCTTCAGCTGGTCTAGCTGCACGAATAGCATTGATCGACTTCAATACTGAATTTCCGTCGTAGATCGACTCTCCAGCAGGCTTAGTGTCGAGCATCACATTGTCTGGATCTTCAACACCATGTGTCCAGTCAGGATCGTCTTCATGTTCATCGTTTTCATCTTCAGAATCTTCTTCAGTCTCTGCATTCTCGATTCCAACGTCAGAACTATCATCTCCACCAAGGCCAGCAAGAGGATCTCCGCCCACGTCATCACCAGCAGCAGGGTCATCGCTGGGTGCACCTCCTGCCATAGGGTCGTCTCCACCAGCATCCATTCCACCAAGCGGATCGTCTGCTTCATTCAATGAAATCTTGCCGACAGCAAGAATGTCTTCAAACTTTATCGGCTTCAGCTTCTCTTGCAAGAATTCTTGAATAGTCTTCATGTTTAATAACCTCGTCAAAAAACTTGTTGATCTTTTCTATAGTTACTGCTCTGCTAGAGTGTACAGTATCAGAATGTGTAAGATAGTCGAAAAATCTTTTTGCAATTTTTGAATTAGACCTAGTAAGCATAGTAGCAATCGCAAGTCTATTGTTCGACAATATGAATGATACTAACGCTTCTAGCGTGTCTCTATACATTTCTTTTGCTATAGTTCTGTCTTCTTCATTACTGTATTTATCGCGTTCTTTCTTGAAAAATCTGTCAAAGTAAGTATCGCGATGCAGTATTCTATAGTATATAGAGAATTTCATATCTTAATGCAAATCAAATTTTGGTAACTCTTCTACTGGTGTAACTTCTTTTGTCAAATTCAGTTGCTTAAGCATGTTAAGCATTTCATTCGAAGTAAAATTGTATGTGTTGTTTTGCACATTGACACTTTGCGGCTGACCACTAGACTTTATCTGTTGCGCAATCTGTTTCTGTTTTGCTTCTAGAGAAGCAACACGTATATTCTCGTCAGATTCTTTTACCTGATAGTCGGTCATAGTCTGATTCAGCTTGGCAAGATCCATCAAGTTGTTAGCAACTGTATTAGACAAAGACGAATACACCTCATACATTCTCGGGGGTGCACCTAGTTTACAGTTTTCGCCGAGTGTTTCTAACACAGTTCTATTCAATTCAATTAGTGATTGCAATTCTGCTCTAATGTATTCTTTATCTTCAAGAGAATACTTTTGTTCAGCAGCACTAGTCTTAATTTCATTGATGCGTTCAGTAGCATCTTCGACCTGCTTTTCTGACAAATCTATATCAAATGCATCTGCTATAGTCTGACTTACTGACATGTTCATAACCCTAAGATAATAGTTTCACGAATTATACATTTATATATCTTAAGGAAAATTGTTAAAATCTCGACATAAATAAATGTTTATACTTTTTTCAAGAAAGCTTCCATCATTACAAACCCGACTAGATATAGAATTCCTAACATGATGAACAGCGTGTTCGTCGTGAAGAAGTTAGCGAGCAATATAGAGAATATGCCAGCACAACCCCAGCCTGTCAATGTGACAGCGTGAACAGTAGACACAGACTTCTCTCCAAAATACTTGCTAAGCATAGACGGTAGACAAGAGAAGTTTGCTCCGATATGCAAGTTCACAGACAAATATGCCAATCAACGACAATGCTGGATTTTGTGTAAAGCAGAACAACGCTGCAAGTATTCCAAAAGTACATACAAAGTGATATACTGCTTTTCTTCCGATCCAGTCAGACAATGTGCTGAATCCTATTCTTCCAAGAATGTTCATCAGCGCTGTCACGAAAAGTATGAAAGCGATGTCTGTAAACTTCAAATTCAACAGCAACGACTTTTCTTGAGATATTATAGCAAGTCCACAAGAAATGTTTATGCAGAACATCAACCATACAGAAATGTAACTAAATGACATAAACTTTGTCTTAACTAGCTTCTTTACAGGAATAGCAGTCTTGACTGTAGAAATGAATTCTGGATTAGGCTTGAACAACAATAGACTAATGAACAATATTGCACCAAGTATGCAACTTATAGACAAGAAAGTAACAGGTAGTGAACAACTTGTTAACAATTTTTCATAGATTGGAGCAGCTACAAACTTGCCAAGCCCAAATCCAGATATAGCTAGTCCAGAAGCAAGTCCGCTTATGATTCTTGTAAGTAGACATAAGTTGTTTTATTGGAGAAACATAGCCTATGCCTGTACCAGTACCGACGAGTGCGCATGAAATGTAGTATAGTGGCAAGAACATCAAACTTGTAGATAGACTAAGTCCGAAAGTACCAAGGATAAACAATATTGCTGCTACTGCTGCCATCTTCTTCGGATTCAGTTCTACAGATCTTCCAAAGATCGCAGCACCAAATCCTAGACAGGATATGATTAGTGTAAAGCCTAAGTCTGCTGAAAACTTGTCAATGTTGAAACAGTGTTGAATGTTGACAGAACACTGAGAAAAGTTGTATACAGTTCCTAGACACATTGGAATGAACATGCCGTGGAATTAAAATTCTGAAGAAGTCTTTCATAATTATAATTATAATATATGAAACAATACAATAATGAAAAAGCAATAATCTCTCTTACTAGTTACCCACTAAGAATCAAATACGTATCTAAATCTATATATAATATTTTACAGCAATGTCCAGGATTTCATATAGTTCTTGTACTTAGTGAAGAAGAATTTCCTAATAAAGAGCAAGATTTACCTATTGATTTATGCACTATGATTGAAAATGATCTAATAGAAGTTATATTTGCAAGTGTAAATTTGAAGCCACATAATAAATATTTTTATACAATGTCTAAATATAGAATTGTTCCGATTATCACTTGCGACGACGATCAACTATATCATAAAAATTTTGCAAGATTACTTTATGAATCATACATCAAAAACACTAATGTAGTTCACGCGTGTCGTTGTCATAAAATAGTCAAGAGTATGGGACACATAGCGAAATATGAAAACTGGAAACATGACATTACTTCATTACTAGAACCCAGTTTTGATTTGTTTGCTACCGGTGTAGGAACGTGCTTATATCCACCAAATATACTACGAATTACGGCAAATGATTTACGGTATGATACAGGATATGCTTTGTCAAGATGATTTTTTTCTCAAAATAAAAGAAAATATGCTAAACATAAAGGTACAATATGTAAAAGGAATGAAGCTTCACGAAGATATGACTGAGCTATCATGTATGCAAAAATGTGCATTAAATAAAATAAATACTATGAACGAACGAATGAATAATAAAATAATTTCAAAATATGAGCATTCGTTGTTAAAATGAAACAAGCAGTAGTTACATACATTTTCGGTAAAAATAAAGAAATATTGCGTGAACCTTTAGTGATTACACCTGATACTGAATATATTTGTGTAACAGATAATGATTTATTGCGATCACGCAATTGGCACATAGTGTACAATGAACATTTAAGTTCACTATGTTCGCGCGACAAAATGGCAAATGTAAAATACAATCCATTCATGTATACTGACGCAGCACTTATATGCGTGATAGATGGATCTTTGCAAATTACGCACGATTTATCTAGTTTTTTCAATATACTGTCTTGCGCAGACTTAATGTTAAAAGTGCATCCTTACAGACCGCGCTTAGACGATGAATTAAACAAATGGAGCAGAACCAGACGGACTTTCACAACAAACATTAAATCGCTTTAGTGCTATTGCGAATCATCATCACATATCTTTACATAATGTACTTACATATGAAACTTGCATAATGCGGTTGTGTAGCAAATGATAAGACAAAACAACTGTTTAACGATGTATTGACATATATGAAGTTAGTTAGTACAACAACTTCATTATGTCAAACAAATCAATGTGTATTGTCGCTATTGCTAGCCATAACTAAAGAATACATGAAAATAACACATGTTAAACAAAGTGAGTATGCTATGCGTTTTTTGCATAACACATGGATTAAAAACAACATATGAAATTTGTAATAGTGCACTTCAATACACCGCAAGTTACTACTTGTTTGTGCAGTAGTATAAGAAAATTTCATGTAAATGACGATATTATCATATTTGATAATTCTACATCGCAACCATTTCCAACTGAAAATGTCAAATTGTTTAACATTACATACTTAGATAATACTAAACAGACATTACTAAATTTCAATCAAATACTTGCACAATACAAATTAGATAAAACATTTGCACATAATAATTATGGTAGTGTTAAACACGCTATAACAATTCAATATTTAATAGACACACTTAGCACAGAATTTATATTGATGGACTCTGACACATTGTTAAAAAAATCGATAGATTTCGCTGATTCACGTTATGCTACTATCGGCGCATTGTCAAAGCGTGAACACAAACAAAAAGCAATTCGTAAATATCGCATATTACCATATTTGCAATATTTTAATACTAGCATATTGCATAACTTTCATATAAGATATTTAGATTATAACAAAATATATGGTATAAACACTTCTGCTAGACGGATACGACACACGGTGCTAGTTTTTTAGAATGTTTACAAACACAAAATATTCCACATAATACTAATTTAGATATAACAAAATATATAGAACATTTTGGTTCAGCTTCTTACACAACGTCTAACAGTATCAAACACTGGTTGCTAGAACGCTTTATGCTTTGGAAATAATGTTAATAAACTCTCTAAATGCATTTTCTGGCGTATCACAATTATAAGAATATTCACCCAAACATGTCACCCCAGCTTCATTTAGAAGTCGTTGCTCGTACCAATATCGATCTGTCTGTATCTTTAAAGTTTTATTCATTTGTAAAGCTGCATCATAATTCATGACAAATCCATTAAACCAGCATATAGAATTTTTCAGACTTGTCAATGGCGCTACTGCAATAGCGTAATCAATTCTCGCTGCAGTCGTAAAATACTTATCTTGTTTCTCTCCAAATTCATGTTTCCATAATCTACGTACTAACGGTTGTGTCAGATTGTCACATGCAGCGCCCTTTGTGTGCAAATACAACACAGGTTCTGTACTGTCTATGCCTATTTCACATGCTTTCTTCAAGAATGGGTATTCAAATTCAACATCATTCGGTGGATCTACTTCTACTGTCGTAACGTTGTATAATGGCGTAAGCCATTCAAGCATCTCTTCTTTGATTTTGATGCCAAGACTAGTTCTCAATACACCTAATACGCAAAGATGTTTCATATTGTCAATTCACTATTTAAGTTTTGTTATGCACCAGATAGAACGTACTAATACAGACTGTTGCTTAAGAGCATTGTGTAATGAAATTTCTGACAAATGAATAGACTTATACAATCTGTTCACGACTTGTCTGTTGATGCTTTCACAGATATAATCTTTTTTTTGCAATGCACGCATTGCGTTTAGCATCGTTAATAGTCTTTATTAAATGCATAAACACTTTCAACTCATACCACATAATATGCTCTTCTTACCTAATAAATCCTTTTTTCTTTCCGGCTTCTTCATTCTTTTCTGCTGCAGTCTTCTTCCTGCACCAGTTTTCTAGATCCCAATCAAAAATGTTAGAACACACGAAATTATGTTGAATAATACTGTTTACGTCTATGTCAGTGAAATTCTTCATGAACTTCTTGATACGTTCTTTTGCATAAGCTAGAGTCTTTTCTTCTAATTCTACACCATAAGTGTTTGACAATGCTTTTACTGGATCTTGTGCGTATTCAACAATTCGACGATATAGAATTCCAATTACGATGTTTCCAGTACCCATGGTTGGATCTAATGCAGTCTTATTCTCATCGTTCCAGATAGTGTCATCAAGTTTGTTCATCATCCTTTCAATGATAGAATACGGAGTCCATACCTGCCCAAGCTTCTTTCGTTCTTCTTTGCTACATTCGTAATGTGCAAAGTCTGTATCGTATTGTTCAATACTCATGAGACGTAGCCTCTTATAGAAGTGTTCTATTTATCTTTTACCATTTCTGACAGACTTGAATTTGCAAAGGACACAGGTTGAATGTTGCTACAGAAGAATAGTAAGTCTTGCCAAGTCCACTGTATACGCAGACTTTCACGTTTCTTTCATTGTCAATGTACTCACCGGTCTTAAAAACAGTAATCGTATTACAATATGCGATAGCGCAGACTGCTACGATAGAAATAAGCAACAGAATCTTTTTGAACATGTTATTCTCCTTGTTTATGATTACAATATAGTATTACCATAAGTAAATGTATCTAGTTTCGAAAGAAAACACACTTGCTTCGTGCATGTCTATTACATGGAAACCTAATAATGCACCGCCCTTAATAATATAGTCATCTGATTCACTATGTTTGGTGTTTATGAAGTTTAGCGGAGTGTGAAGGACTCGAACCTACAAGGGATTTCTCCCGCATCCTTAGCAAGGATGTGCATTACCGATTATACTAACTCTCCAAATTTGTTAGAAGCGAGTGTCCGATTCGAACGGACGGAGGTGTTACCCTCAACGGTTTTCAAGACCGTCACAATAGTCCAACTCTGTCAACTCGCTAGATAATATTTATTTGATTTATAAAGACATTATAGTAAATTCTGTTTCAACTTGTATATTACACTTTCAATGATCTTCTTGACTCGTTCTGATCTTACAAACTCGAACACACGATTTATGCTAAACACAATAGTATTGTCAAATTCCGAAACGTTGTTGGTTTTAACTTTAATGTAACTTATATCAACATCATATTCATCTATCGTGTCAATCTGATATTGTTCAACATACTTTGCCACTACACATATGCAATCACTGTCGGGACAATATACATCTTCAACTTTATCAATGTGCACAAGCAAATATCGTTTTTCGAAATTGTCCGAACGGTCGTTGTCATGCTTAAGCTTTATCCAAGTATCATTGTACAAATCACAGCATTCTTGATAATAACGTTCATTTTGTGATTTCTGTCGCTTTCTGTGCTCAACTGTTTTTATACATGTTTCAAGCAAAGTCTGCAAGACTTCATCTGACATGTTTTCAATTTGTTTTCTAGTAATGTCTTGCATACTTATACCTTAATCTTACATAAACAATTTAGTATCTTTTCTTGCAAATGTTCAAGTCTATTTTGCAGTCTTTCATTTTCCAACAATACATTTCGTATGTCATTCACTAGCACATTCTTGCTGAACTGCTGATCAAATTCATCGCAATACTCTGCAAGCCTATTGATACTGTCGTTGTATGCATAAGTCAACGCAGTTTCTGTATTATCAGTCGACTTTACTTCAAACAGTTTCTTGATTTTGTCAAAGTATCTATCAAATTTGTCAAAATTGAACCTTACTGGCTTATGTTCTTCGTCGTATTCAAAGTAGTCTGACATGACAAAGTCTTCTACATTTTCAAGTTTTTGCTTTATGCTTTTACACAGTCTGATATTGCAGAATGTCATAAAATTTGCTTCTCTGAATGTAACTGTACCAACGATAGCTTCATTGTATACTACATGCCAGATTGTGTCGTTCAATAGTGTAATAGCACAAAAGTCGAATCCGAGTCTTTCTAGATTCAATCTGAAAAGATACGAAGTAGAATTGAGATGATCGATTATGTCTTTTTCTTCTTGTATCATTGTTTCTGCGCACTCTCATCAAACACGACATAACTAGCAAATCCTAGAAGACGCCTAAGTGTGTCATCGTCCACTATGTCAGTATAGTCTATGTACTTTCTACATTTAGTCATATTGAAAGTTTCGGCACTGTATGCTCCATACTGTCTAACAAAGTCGAGAATGTTCTTGTACAGATGATCGTCTATGCACATATTGACTATTTCTCCTTAGCTTTTCTGAACGAAGTCTTCTTGTCAAAGCCATGCGCTTGCAGACGAACTATGTCGCTGCCTACAGGAACTATTGCTTTATCTGGCTTTGCTCTGCTATCGAACCAATGCTCAATTTCCCATAAAGCCGTATATGGATCTTTTACTTGAATGAAGTTATGACTTTTCAATTCGGGCCAAATGTTAATCTGCATTGTTTGTATTCTCTTTTTATTAGACACGTACATTGTTGGCTTCTTGTATTGACAATATAGTACTGGCCCGTATTTGTCAAATAGTTCTTTCCAGTATAGATTGTCATTCGGATCTACAAACTTGTCAGTCTTTCCATACCACAATACTTTCTTATTGTTCTGTTCAATGTCTTCAAATGTCTTGTAAACGATCTTGTCATCGAGTATGACATAAAAATACCAAGTTCCACAGAAGCCTATCATATGAATCTGCTTAAAACTGTACTGTGTACCATATATCGAACACTGTACTACGTTATACTCTCCATCATACGACTTCATGTCTGGCATGCTATTGTAAAATTCTGTAGCAGTGTTTTGCTTACGCACTATCTCGACGTTAGATTCTACAAAAGAACCCAATGAGCAATCATAATAGTCTTTAAAGTTCGAGTAGATTTTCATAAGTCTATGCTAAGCCACCATTTCATAGTGAATATATACATCGTAGCAAAGTATGCTACTGCGAAATACTCTGACACACTTACTTGAAGCTGAAACATATTTACAAATACTACAGTAAACAACAGACTGTCTATGTAAGTAACAATCAAATCAGCAATAGTTTCAGCTACAGGATGTTCAAACGGATCGTAAAGCATGACTACATCTGCATGTTATTGTCGTTATGATTGTACAAGATGAACAATATGGTGATAATTACTATATTCATTATAAGCCCCAATGTGCGTTATTCACAACGTACTTTCTTGAACGTATATTGATGTCCAGAAAGTTCAAACTGATATACTTCGGACCATGTCAATACTTCGAATCTATTAGATAGCTTTACATAAGTAGTATTGTCTAAAGTCTCGATCTTTACTCGTTTAGAACAATCAGACTGAAACACTAATTCATCATAGTCATATACTTGAACTTTGTTAGTATGCTGCACTATGCTGAATGATTTGTCTTTGTCTGTAACTAGTTCTATGTCAGAACACGCAGTAAGCGCTATCACCATAATCGCAAAGAAAAATACTTTTTTCATTTTTAAGTTCCTTTTGTTAATTGGTTTGACATATACAATATAGTCTAACGCAACTAAAGGTGTTCATAAAAAATGTGACATTCTTGCAAAAAGTCTGGATCTGTGCGCAATGTCTTAGTGTATTCGTTCATGTATATACTGAACATAGTTCTGTCATCATTGTCTATTACAGAAAATGCTTTCTGTAATAGACAGTAGTTGGGCTTGGCTGAGTCAAAAACCTTGAAAATAACTTTGTCAGAAAAGTATCTATGAAGATACTTGTCATAAGCATTGAGTTCTGCTATGCAGAATGAAATTCTTCTCGTAATGTGTCAACTACACACAAACTGTACAAAGCAGCATGAAAGTATATTTCATAAAATTACTCTCTATAAAACTTACGTAAAAAACCAGAAACTTTCTTATACAGCTTGTTATTTTCACCACCTGTATAGAAGTCAGACTCATCTCCAAATGTTATGATTGCTAATCCTAATGCTAGAATAATCCAGCCTACAATGAATGCGCCAGTCATATGTGTACTCTCCTTTTAGTTTGTATATGAATAGTTTGGATTTTTGACTTTAAATGACACATTATAGTCGTCTCGAAGTCTAAGTACAAATCCTTCTCGCTTATGTTTAAGATTGTTGCCAAACACAGTATTTTTGTCAGACTGTTGAAGCATAATGTCTGCGCCTGATACTTTTACGCCTTTGTCATTTACTGAACTAGCTGGCAACTTGTAATGTTTATCAAGAATCGGTACAAACTTCAAGTTGTATTTCTCCGCAAATTCAATAGACTCTTCAAAGTTCAACTTTACCCATTTGAATTTTTTCTTATTGACTAAATCGTATTCTTTCTTATAGAAATCAAAAAATACTATATCAGTAGAAGTCAATTTATAAATGTTGTTCTGAATCTTAGGACCAACGTGTTCGCCACGACACCACCATTCGCCCGGAATGTTCTTGATCTTTTTTTCAAGTCCGAGTCTATTAACTGTTTCCCAAAATATTGAACCGTTACTACTATTTTTGTTCAATTTTCTAGTTCTAGAACAAACTCCGATTCTTTTAGACCTTCTGCCAAACCAGCTTCTTGTTTCTTCTGAATAGATCGAAATGTTCTGACCTTCTAACTTTTCTGTAGCGACCCATTCTTTATCTGCATATTTTTCATACATTTCGGAATAGACTCGTTGAACATTTGTTTCATCAGACTTTTCTGGAAATGAAGCATCCCATACTTCAGCCACATTGTGTCGCTTTCGCCAATTCTTACACCAAGAAAACTTCAACAATTTGTGTTCAAGCCAGCTTTCTCTCTTTTGATTTAGTCCAGCTTCTTCATTGTCTTGAACAATTTCTGTAATTTCAAAATGACTAGTAAAGTCTTGACCAACTTTCACATTAGTCAAACCTACGTCTTCTGGCTTGAAAAGAATGCCTTGTGAAACTACACCAAATTTGTTTAGTTTCATATTCTTGATTTTGAAATTCTTATCACGGAGAAACTCAAAGTAAGGCCATCTAGAAGATCTTGCTAAGCCTTCTCTAGCAAGCTTTACTTCTTCATCAGTAGTCGTAATTCCCTTGAAATATGAACCATCTTTGATTGAATCATAAAGTTGTTTCTGTACTTCAGAAAACCCGTCAGGAAGTACGGAATCTACTTCGATATAAAGTCCAAGATCATCAGGCTTATATTCATTCTTCTTTACAACTACAGTATAGTCTAGCACTGTAGCAAGTTCAATCTCGTCAGCACCAGGTATTTCTCTGATGTCTTTTATCTTTACGATATATGCTAATGGTTTTCCGAACATTACTTATCCCTTTTTCTGACTTACAATTATAGTATAGTAACAATTCAAATGTCTATCACAAACTTTTCCATTATGTTCTTTCCAACATCTTTGACAATCTTAATGTCATTGCTGTCTTGTGGATAGCCTAACGGATTGCACACGATGTGTACAGTATGACCTTTTGCATTCACATAGTGTGCAATTCTTCTATTGTGTGTATGACCGCACACCCAATATGTCTCATGATCGAGCTTGTCAAGAAATTTCTTAGCTTTGAAATAGAATGCAAAATTCCATTGATTGTTCAAGTAATGTCTAGGAATTCCAAGTTCATATGGCGCAAAATGTGTAACAATCACTTTAGGCTGTCTTTCAACAAGTCTATCAATAATGTGTTCATAATGTTCACACAGTCTTTCTGGATCATTAGCCATATAGTTCCAATGTTGTCCATCAAACCAGTTTCTAGACCACATAGTCTTTGGATCTAGTCCATAGTACAGAACATCACATTTGAAATCACACATTCCCATGCAACCTGCAATATTGTCGTTGCTGTCATTTTCTAGCAGAAAAACATTATCATATCTATGACATGACTGTATCATGGCAATAATCTTTTCTTCAGAACATGTAAATCTGTCATTTGACTTAGAACAAGTAGCGCCATGCACTACTATGTCATGATTTCCTAGCACAATGTACACTTTCTTGTACTTTCTTGCTAGCCAGTCTACTGCTCTTTCAAATGTCAAAAAGTCATTTGATATGTCACCCGCGATCACTATAGCTTCAACAAACGGGATGCTGTATTCATTCCATATGTAGTCTAATGTATCATACACCACATTTGCTGCAGGATCTGCAGACTTTAGTCTAGACTGCTTCACAGCATAAACAAAATAGAAATCTACGTGCAAGTCAGAAATAAACAAAGTCTTCATACAGTTACAATATAGTCAAGTCTTAAGCGCTTTATACACCGAAAGCTTAACAGCTTCATTAGCTTTACCTGACACATAGCATTTCATAATTGCATCTCTGAACTTAGTGTAACCGTCATTTGCACACATATCACTGATTATGCCGTTTAGTGTCTGATAAGCTTTCTTCCTGTCTTGTCCGCATTGACTTCTTAAACTTTCACCTATCTGCAACGAAAATGAGACACCGAACTGAAATTTAAGTAGTAACTGCTGAGCATAGTCTTTCACGTCAACAAGCTCTTCTGGAATATGTTCAATCAGTTGTCCAGTGTATGCATCTGACAGACTAGTTCTTTTGTCTACTTCTTTCCAGTTCAGACAATCATAGATGGTGTTCTTTGTCAAGCTATGAAATACTTTCGATAGTTGCAAATAGGCGTCACCTTTTAATTTCATCTTGAAGCCGTTTTCGAAAGTTACTACTACACCTTCTTTTGTGTTAGGCAATGTCTTTACATGGTCAAGCAATTCTGCGAAATTTTCAATCTCTATTTGCTGCACGCATCTGACATTTAGCGCCGATGCCCATAGTTGAACTATTCGATAGCTTTCTTCTTTTCCAGTTTCAGTGTCAACTACTGACAACAATACAAGCCCTTCAAAATCATACTTAATCGGATGTGGATCTTCATTGTAGATAATCTCAAACAGATAAGTCTTTGTCTCGTCTAATACATCAACGTCAATATAGTTCTGAACGAAACACCAGTCATTTGCCCACTTAGCCTGTTCAGAATCAAATGCTCCGCTAGTCTTTACAAGCCACTCTGTTCCAGTATAGAACATGATGCCAAGCGATCCGTCAATCTTGTCAGTAACAGTAAACTTTTGATTCAGATAATTGCAATAGAGATTGTCAAATCCAAGATACTGTCTTACAAGTTCAGCAATCTGCTTCAACTTTCCCGTATCTACATCTACCAGTTCTTCATAGTTGAAAAACTTGTCAAACGGCCTTGCCAGAACTTTTCCAGTTTCTGTATCAAACACTATGCCTCTAGCATGCAGTGTAACATTGTTCCAATTACGCTTGTAGATAGTCGTATCAGTATACTTGAAACTGACAAGATTCTTATACACTTGTCGATTGACATTGTGTTTTTTAGCTTCTTGTTCAAACTCTTGCAAAGTCATATTTACATTGACAATATAATAAAAGACACTGGTATTGTTCACCAGTGTCACAAGCTAACATTACTTAAAAACTGCTTATCCGATTTCAAAGGTAATCGGTTTTGCTTCTTCAGCTACAGGAATCTTGACAGTAAGAAGACCATTTTCGACTTTTACTGTAGCTCCCCTGATGTCAAGCGTCGACGGAATGAACAACTTGATAGAAAGCTTGTCGGTACCCTTGATCTTATGGACAGAATAACTGCGTTTTTCGTCAGCTTTCTTCTCATCTTCAGTCTTTTCTTTTTCAATAGACTCAATGACCAGATACACCTTGCCATTTTCTGTAATACCCTTGACAGAAATGTCATCACGAGTCTTACCGACAACAGCCACTTCGACAGTGCTAGAACCATCTTCTTCGCGAATGATGTTCATTGGCAAAGCAACCTTTTCTGCTTGTTTTGCAATGCCGTTCATATTGTCAAAAGCGTCATAGAAGTCATTGAAAAGATTTTCAAATTCAAACATACAATTTATCCTCGGACCTTAACGTGTCCAATTTGTTTCATGTTTCAACTTCAAACTACACTCGTATGTTCGAAGCTTTTAAGCAGTGAAACTTCTGCTTAAACTTTATTACTTACAGTGATTCTTATACCATTCTGCACTATAAGTTGTCCAGTTGTTTCTGAAATCTAGACTATTTTCAGCAATCCACTGGACTACAAACTCTTGACCAGGATCTCTTCCAAGCTTTTCACCTAGCAGCCATTTTGCAACTTCTATTGCATCTTTCTGTGCTAACATGAATTCCTTGAATTCGTCTTGGTTCATCTAAGCCTCAATACCAAATATATTTATAATATAGTCATCCTGACTTATGTTTGTACATACATCATGGAACAAACAACAGTACTGGATTATCACGATGAATATCGAACATTTTCATATCTTTCATGTTACTCTTGCACCATAGTTCTTCGAACTGCTTGACGTGGAACGGCTTGCAAACAATATGCTCACCAGTCTTAGAAGGCAAGACAAAAAATTCTTTAGCCACTATATTGTTGACTATTGCTTTCTTCCAGCTGTCAATCTCTAACGCATCTACTTCATCGAGAAGTCCACACCAAGTTTCAATCTTTTTGGCTATGCTAGTCTTGTGTGGTTCACATTCAAGAATCATGTCAATAATTTCTTGACTGTGTTCAACATATTCTTTGTCAATATCGAGCAACCAAGTCTTATTCATGCCAGCACAATTTGACAATCCAGCTGCAGAAGAAACTACTCTGAATGGTGAAGAGAAACTGTCACCGGAAGCAGCTTGTTCTGCTATCTGCTTCATCATCTGCATTGCAATCTGTTTATAGTTTCTCTTGTTCAGTCTGATATATGCTCTTACATTGAAAGTCTTACAAAGAAGTTTGATATCATCTTCTAGCTCATTCACATGTTCAATTGACTTGACAAGATAGTCTTTGACACTTTTACTATGCATGCTGCCATGATACTTTGGATCTTTTAGTCCATCGATCATTGGATCGTCAGACGGACGTCTTAGCAATTGAACAAAGTAACAATCACCTTCTTTCCAGTCAGGCAACTGTCTTTTCATGTATTCTCTTATCTTGTCAAAATTGTCAACCATATAATGACAATATAGTCAATGTTCTGCAATATGTTTCAAATAAATGCCAACTTTTTCTGCAGCTAGCTTCAAAATACTGAAACCTTTGTCAGTAAGACTGACACCAGTTCCACCGTTTACGCATGACACTACAAACAGTCCGTCATTTACCCAATGCTCAAGCTCTTCTGTAGTAAATTCTATTACGTTCCTTAAAAAGTCAATTCGATAAGAATTGCCATATCAACAGAAAATTGCAAGCTTGTACCAAGCATAGTATACTTTCTCATTGTCTTCGACATAGAACGGTTCTGTATAGTTCACGTTAGTCTTTCCACCTTCCACAAGACTTGAATTCTGGACAACTATGAAGGTACTGACAATTAGGTACCAACACATCCTCAAATTCAGGATTAGTCTCGAGTACTTCTTTCTTGATTAAGTTCATAATAAGCTGACAGTTCTTAGAGGCCATTCCACAAAGACGCTTTCTAGCCATGAACATCAATTCTTGCGCATTGACTAGCATGATATGATTGACAAGGTGCCCCTGTGGTTCTTCATATCTGTCAAACTTGTCTTGTCTGTCATTTCGTTGAGACTGTACAAAATGTTCAGCCCCTATCTTGTGACGAACAAAACAGACAGAATCACAATATGGAATTTCCATCTTGACAATGAATTGAAGATACCTGATAGGTGAATGTTCAGACTTTAGATACTTTTTCTTCAAGTCAATAGACATCTCTTTGTCCATCAAGTAGTTTTTGCCAACTGTATTGAGTGCAAGCATCTTGACTACTTGCCAATCTTCTTCTGTAGGGTGCTTTAGAATTTCTACTTTCATGTTCTTTACTATTCTTTTTTGTATGACTTGACAATTTCATTCTTTTCTAGCAAATCACTTTGAAGCTTTGCATTTATATCTTTCAAGATAGAATTCTCTCTTTCAAGCATTTCAATATAACTGCTATACTTGTCAAGCAATTCTAGAAAAGATTCTCTAAAAGTACCGTTCATGACTACTCTACTGTCTTGAACTTGTCAAGAAATTCTTCAACCTTGACTCTGAATGCAAGAGAACATTTTGCTGGAAGATAGTCTAGAACTGCTTGCTTCCAGCCAGAAAGTCCAGATCCATAGTATTCATGCTTAGACACAATTTCGTTAGCATATTCGTTTCTAGCAGACTGTGCCCAGCTTAAAGCATCTGCTACAGAATGAGGAATATAGTCCATGTATTCTTCTGTGTACACTTTAGAATTTCCTGTGATAAAGTTTATGTAGTTAAATATAGTTCAATCTTTACTTTCTTGTTTCTGTTTGTCATACTTATGTTTTAAGACATACAGAACAACAATCAATGTAAGAGCGATACTGTAGTTGAAGTACTGTGGATATTGCCAAAACTGTGTAACATAGTTAGTATAGAAAATGTATGCTGCTGAAAAGACGTTTCCACAGATCGAAAAGATGATGTAAGTCACAGAAATGTCAGTCGTAGACTTTGTCTTCAATGCTTTTATTATTTGTGGAAGAGCACATAATGCGAAGAACACTGCACCAAGAATACCGAAAAAATTGAATAGCGTTGCTAACATAATTACTATGTATAGTTTAGTTAAACTTGTCAGACAATGTAAATGTTATAAAATGAATTGTAAACTTTGTAAAAAATAAAAGTCAGTCTTTTTCACCTTCAAAAAGTGAACTATATTATATCTTGTCGG